ATGACCCCCCAGCCCCCCACCCCGCCGGCGGCCCGGCCGCTCTACCAGGCCGTCTGGCGCTGGCATTTCTATGCCGGACTGCTCGTGCTGCCCTTCATGGTGCTGCTCGCCGTCACCGGCGCGCTCTACCTCTTCCGGGAGGAGATCGACGCCATCGTCCACCGCGACCTGATGCGCGTCGCCCCGGTGAGCGCCGAGTCGGCCCTGCCGCCCTCCGCGCTGCGCGATGCCGCCCTGCAGGCCGTGCCCGGCACGGCGACGAAATACGTGAGCCCCGCCGCCCCCGACCATTCCGCCGAGCTGGACATCCGCGCGGCCGACGGCACGCTCACCGCCGTCTACCTCGACCCCGCCACCGGCGCGGTGCTGGGCAGCCTGCCCTACCGCGGCACCCTGAGCTGGACCGTGCGCAACCTGCACAGCCTGAAGATCGCCGGCCCCTGGGGGCGCGCGCTGATCGAGATCACCGGCGGCATGTGCATCCTGCTCGTGGCCACCGGCGTCTTCCTGTGGTGGCCGCGCGGCCAGGGCGGCGGCGTGGTCAGCGTGCGCGGCACGCCGGGGCGACGGGTGTTCTGGCGCGACCTGCACGCGGTGCTGGGCCTCGGCGCGGGCGGCTTCATCCTGTTCCTCGCGATCACCGGCATGCCCTGGTCGGGCATCTGGGGAGCGAAGGTGAACGAACTCGCCAACGGGCAGAACTTCGGCTACCCCGCCGGCCTGCGTGTGCAGGTGCCGATGTCGGACACCGCGCTCGACGCGGTCTCGCCCGCCACCTGGTCGCTCGGGCAGGCGCGGGTGCCGCTCTCGGGCCCGGCCTCCGGCGCGGATATCGGCATCGACCGCGCGGCGGAGATCCTGCACGCGCGCGGCATGGCGGCCGGCTACACGCTCGCGCTGCCCGCGACACCCGAGGGGGTCTACACCGGCTCGGTCTATCCCGACGACCTCTCCGCCCAGCGGGTGATCCACCTCGACCGCTACTCCGGCACCGCGCTGCTCGACATGAGCTACGCCGATTACGGGCCGCTGGGCCGGGCCCTCGAATGGGGCATCAACGTGCACATGGGCCAGCAATACGGGCTCACGAACAGGCTGGTGATGCTCGCCGCCTGCCTCGCCATCGTCGGGCTCGCGGTGACAGCGGCGGTGATGTGGTGGAAGCGCCGGCCGGCCGGCCGGCTCGGCATCCCGCCCTGCAGGGCGGACGGCCGGGCGCTCGCCGGGCTCTTCGCCATCCTGCTGGCAGGCGGGGCGATCTTTCCGCTCACCGGCGCGGTTCTGGTGGCGCTGATGCTGCTCGACCGGCTGTTCGTGGCCGGGCGCCCCGCCGCCACCGCCGCCTGACCGCCGGCGCACCCGCCCTCGCCGGCGGGTGCGCTCAGCCCTCCACGGCCACGCCGAAGACCACGATGAGCAGGCCCAGCACCGCGAGCCCGGCGAAGCCCGCCTGCACCGCCGGCCAGGCCCCGCGCCGCCGCGCCCCCGCCAGCGCCACCGCCGACTGCAGCGCGTAGTAGAGCGCGAAGGCCCGCGAGGCGTAGGCGATGATCTCGAAGACATCCGCCATCCAGGTGAGCGCCAGCCCCACACCCACCAGCAGGGCGTAGCCGCTGCGCGGGCCGATGCGCCCGGCCGAGAGCTCGGCGATGAGCCCGCCGGAGCCGGAGGTGTCGGCCACCGCGGCGCTGAGCTGGGCGGCCAGCGCCGCGGCCACCAGCATCAGCGGCAGCACCGGGGCCACCACCTCCATCATGTCGATGATCGCGGTCTCCTCGAGGCGCAGGTCCGAGCGCTCGAAGACGTAGGAGATCAGGCAGATGTAGACCACGTAGATCGCCGTCGCGAGCAGCTGCGACCAGCGCATGGAGCGGATGCGGGTGCGCGCGTCGTAGGCCGCGCCGAGGTAGCGCGAGGTCTCGAAGCCCTGCACGGTCACGATCAGCCCGAAGAGCAGCGCCACCGCCTGCCAGCCGGTGCGCTCGGGGGCGAGGAACACGAGGCTGCCCGCCGACGCGCTGCGGCCGAAATGCAGCGCCAGCCCCGCCAGCAGCCCGGCGATGATGGCGAGCTTGAGGCTCACCGTCACCTGCTCCACCCGCTCCAGCGCGGCGAAGCCCCGCGTCCAGCCCACGACGAGGATGAGGAGCAGCATCGCGCTGGTGAGCACCCGGGCCGCGAAGGCGGTGTCGTAGGGCGTCAGGCTTACCCCGAAGGCGCCGAAGAGGTTGAGGTAGTAGGCGACGGAGATGAAATAGGCGAAGGCGAGCGCCCAGGAGGAGGCGGTTTCGAGCGCGGTCTCCGGCCGGCCACGGGCGTCCTCGCCCGCCTCGATCACGCCGATGTTGTAGCGGATGGCACTGCCGAAGGCCCAGGCCACGGCGCAGAGCGCCAGCATCGCGAGCGGTGCCCAGGCACCGTAGGAGGCGTCGAGCACCGGGCCGAGCACGAGGAAGCCGCTGCCGATGATGGAGGCGAGCGGCGTGACCGTGGCGCGCCAGCCCCGCCCGCCGCGGCGGTGCAGCCACCAGAGCCCGGCGACCCCCAGCAGGGTGGCGCCGAGAATCAGGAGTGTATCGCTCAAGTCTGGGGTCTCCGGAGTGCCGGCCCGCGCCGCGCGGGCCACTTGCGACGTGCTTACGTCTCCGGCCCGGCCCGATGCAATGCCCCGGGCTCGCGAGTCACCCGGCGCCCGGCGCGCGCGGTGCCGATCATTTCGATACGGAGGATACCCGCAGCCGCCGGAAACCCCGCCCGGAGGGGCGGATAATGGCCCGCCTGGCGGGCCGTTTCACGGCGGAAGGGTAAATGGTGCACCCGGAGCGATTCGAACGCCCGACCCCCAGATTCGTAGGCAGTGTGAAGTCACTGATATTGCAGGGAAAGGCCGGCAAACCGCCGGAAAATTTTCCCTTGCGGATCAAGGGCATATTTTTGAGCCGCAAACTGGATCGCGGCCGGACGAGAACGAAAAGGCCGACCCTGCGGCAACAGGATCGGCCCGAAATCACACTTCGAAGCAAGCGCTCCACGCGGATTCTAATCGCTTCGCCCCTCCCCCCGCAAGCGTGACGCGCGTCCTCAACTTCACCCGCGCATTCAACCAGCTGACAGCCATCGAACAGGAAGCGGCTTTCACGTCGCTCCTGCGGCACTTCGAGCTGCCGGAAAATGAAGAAGTGCCGCCGTTTATGACCTCGCGCGAGACCGCGAAAACGTGGGCGGAGAGCACACCGCTGGATGAATTGAAACACGTGATGGTCGCCTGTTGGCACTGTCTGCCCTCAAGCGACCGCCGCTCTTTCCTCAAGCGCTTCGGGGGAGGACTGCGCAATGCGTCATGAGATGTTGCAGGGGCCAGGCGGCCACTCCCTTGATGAGCTGTTGTACTACATGCGGTCTGTTGCTGGCCGGTCCGACAACGAATGGGAGCGCAACTTCGCCCGCTCCATGCTCCGGCATGGGAAGCGCACCACGTGGCACCCGTCCCCCAAGCAGGAACGCATCATGCGGAGGATGGTCTCCGAGATGCTGACCGACGAGGACGCGAGCCTGATCGATGACGAAAGCACAGACGAAGGAGGGCGTTTCAACCACGCCTGACCGCGAACCTGTGTCGATTGGACGGTTCAGACGGTGGCGTTCGACACAGCACTAAGGCCTGCCACGGGGCGATCCCATAGGCCAACCGCAGCCCGAAAGCTCGAAGCGGGGGATCAGGCGCCAGACCCGGCGTCTCAAGTAGCGAGCAAGCCCGAGGCGGGGTCACACGACCTCGGGCGCCCAAAGCGATGGACCGGCTCCGTTGAGCAGATCTTCACGCGAAGGGCTAGGGACCAACCTGAGGATTTTCCTCGGGCTGGTCACCCTATGCCCTTCGCTCCGAACCTCACCATTGAGCAGAGAGACAGAGGACCACATGAACGAAGAAGCGCTGACGAATTGGAGGAAGCTCGGAGACATCGTGCGCGAGCTTTGCCAACGACAACCCGAGCCCCGGGGGCGTTCCTGATGGCTGCATGGCCCTACAACACGAGCAAATGGGCAAAGCTCCGCAATACCAAGCTTTCAGCTAGACCTCTCTGTGAGATCTGCGAGCGGCGTGGCCTTGTCGAAGAAGCCGTTGCCGTCGATCACTTCGTGCCCGTGCGCCAAGGTGGCAGCCCCTTCCCCTCGCTGGACGGATTGTTGTCTCTCTGCGAACGCTGCCACAACGAAAAGTCGGCGGCGTTTGACCGGCAGGGTGGCAAGCAGTTTCGTCGCCGCTTCAAAGGCTTTGATGCTGACGGCAATCCGATTGATCCGTTCGACGTCTGGCACGCCGCGCGCCCCCGGGGGGCCTCAAAGGACGGGCGTTAGCGGCCCCCTGACCGATGACACCACTGCACGTTTACTTAATAACCAAATGAAATCAGGAGATTGAGCACATGGGACAACGCGGCATCGGTGCAAAGCCAAAGAACCTGAGCCTCATTGAAGGAGGCGCTCCGGACCTCTTCAACCCTCAGGGACGGCCGCCCATGTCCCGCGCAATGCCGTGGGAAGCACCCGGCTTGTCGCGTGTTGATCGGGTTGTGGCCTTCCTCGAGTTCCTCCCGATCACCCAGGGCGCGCTTGCCGGCCAGAAACTCCGGGTGCGCCCGTGGCAGCGGCGCTTCCTCGAAGCCGTCTACGCCGAGGACGAGAACGGCGAGCGCACGGTGCGCACCGCGGTGCTCTCGATGCCGAGGAAGAACGGCAAGACCCAGATCGTCGCCGGGCTGGCTCTCTGCCATCTCATGGGGCCTGAGGCGGAGCAGCGGGGCGAGGTGTATGCCGCCGCCAACGACCGCTTCCAGTCGGGCAAGACCTTCAACGAAATCGCCGCGATCCTCGACAACCTGCCCGAGCTCGACAACCGGGTGAACGTCACCAAGTTTCGCAAGGAGATCGAGGTGCTGGCCGGCGCTGGCAAGGGCTCGATCTTCGCCGCCCTCTCCGCCGATGCCGCCGGCAAGCACGGCCTCTCGCCCAGCTTCATCGTCTACGACGAGCTGGGCCAGGCGCCGAAGCGCGACCTCTACGAGGCGCTGGACACGGCAATGGGCGCACGCGATGAGCCGCTGATGACAGTCATCAGCACTCAGGCGGCCGATGACCATGCCGTCATGTCCGAGCTGGTGGACTACGGCATGAAGGTGAACGCCGGGGAGATCGAAGACCCCGCGTTCCACCTGACCTTCTACGGCGCATCCGACACGGACGATCCGTGGGACCCGGAGACATGGGCAAAGGCGAACCCGGCTCTTGGTGACTTCCGCAGCCGCTCCGACGTGCAGCGGCAGGCCGCCCAGGCGCAGCGGATGCCGAGCGCGGAGCACAGCTTCCGGAACCTGATCCTGAATCAGCGCGTCTCGGCCCACGTCCGGTTTCTGGCGAAGGCGGAGTGGGATGCGAACGGCGGTGAGCCGGACCTCGCCGCGCTCGCCGGCCGCCCGTGCTTCGGCGGGCTCGACCTCTCGGCCTCCCGCGACCTCACCGCCTTCGTGCTGGTGTTCCCCCAGGACGATGGAAGCTTCGACGTGGTGCCCCGCTTCTACCTGCCCGAGGCCGGCCTGCGCGACAAGTCGGAGGCCGACCGCGTGCCCTACGATGTGTGGGAGCGGCAAGGGTGGCTCACGACCATCCCCGGCGCGACGGTCGATCCGTCCTTCGTCGCCCATGACATTGCCGAGGCGGCCGCAGAGTTCGACCTTCAGGGGCTCGCCTATGACCGCTGGCGCATCGAGGATCTGAAGCGCGAGCTGAACGCCGTGGGCGCCGACCTGCCGCTGAAGGAGTTCGGCCAGGGCTTCAAGGACATGGCCCCGGCCATCGACATGCTGGAACGGCTGGTCGCCGAGGGCCGGCTGCGCCACGGCGGCAACCCGATCCTGACCATGTGCGCGGCGAATGCCGTCATTGAGAGAGACGCGGCGGGCAACCGGAAATTAGCCAAGCATAAGAGCACTGGTCGTATTGACGGAATGGTGGCATTGGCGATGGCTTTAGCTGCAGCGGGGAGGCCGGCAGAATGCGCCCTACCGGCGTGCCTTCTGGAACTCCTCTAACAACAACGTTCGTTGGATACTTTTCATTCACAAAAGACTCAATTAATGGCGAAATAAATACTGAAAAAACAACAATAATCATCGAAACACACGATATCCATATTGATATACGTGAAATTCTCTCAATTTGATATCTATGCTCCGCCTCTGAGAGAATTTCGCGGGCCCTCTCATAGCCGGCATCCGTGAGAAAGGTGGCCATACCTGTCTCTTCATGCGAATTCCAGTACTCAGGCCTTGTATACGAGCTCGGAAAGTGAAGCCCATGGAGTTTTATTTTCTCTACTAGTATTTCCGTGCTTCTTCTCTGAATAGCCTCCCATGTAACTAAACGCCGACGCGAATATTCTACAAGGGTAGATTCATCAATATTATCATAATTTTCTCGTGAATATTTTAGATACGTCTTTCTCTGCTCTTCCTGAGATTTCTCAAGCTTCTCCAAGTCTGACTCAAGATGCTTAAGCTTTTCACTTCTCTTCATTCCTTCAACCTAACTCCGATCCCTCCACCGTTTTCAGGGATGAACTCGACTCCTGCTTTTTCTAGCGTCGCGCGGAGCCTGTCGAGCGTCGATTGCTTAGCGTCGGAGCCGTTCTCGATCCGACTGATCGTGTTCGCTGTGACACCGGAAAGCTCTGCGAGATCGCGAACGGATAGGCGCGTCGCAGCGCGGGCCATGCGAAGCTGAGCAGGCTTCATTTGTACAATGTCCAAATTTGCATTGACGTAGTCCCATTTTGGATGGTATTTGGACACTATACCAATCTACAGGGACAATCACCATGCTGAACATCACTCGTCGCGCCGTTCTCGGCGCGCCCGCACTCGCTCTGCCATCAGCCATCCCCCTCACCCTCCAGGCGGCGCAGCGCAAGGATCCGCACCCTCTATATCTCGCCCGCTGGCGCGAGGCACGGGACGCTATCAATGCCCCCGGACTTGATGAGGACAGCGTCGAGGCCGAAGCGCTCTACAGCGAGATGTGCGTTGCCGAGCAACTCATTTCCACGAGGCCGGCAGCCACTGCGAGGGGCCTTGTTGCCCAGCTCGTGTTCTTTCGGGAGTGCTTCCCAGCGTTCGTGGATTTCGGCTATGGCCCGGATTGCCATCCTCTGACCCTAGTCGCCTGCGCCGAAATGACTGCGCGACGACTGGCGGAAATGAGGTGATCGCCCTCAGGGGCCTCCAATGTACCGAAATACACTTAGTGTACATTGCGCAATAAGGCTTGACAGGCACCTATCTGAATCATATGCATTTGGCATCATGAAGAGCGGACCTTTCATCCAGTGCATTGCCGACACGTACCGCGTCGAGGAGAAGACCGTGAAAACGGTCGCTCGCTTCCTTAAGGAGGCGGGGCTGCTCACCACGGGGGCACGCGGTGTCAACGCTCCTGACATGACCGCACGCGACGCGGGGCGGATGACCATCGCCTTGCTCGGCTCCGACCGTCCCGGCCGGGCGGTTGAGACGGTTTCGGCCTTCGGGGCACTGACGTGCGACCCTGAACAGTCTAATGTCCCCCAGTCGATCATCGCGCCCGACGCCGACTATTGGCCCAGTCTCGACGAGACGCTGGAAGCATACTTCTCGGCCGAGGCCAGCGGGTTGAGTGATCGCGTGGCTTCGGTGGAGCTGCGGCCGCACAACATGACGGCCGAGATCGAACTGCTTAAGGGTAACAGCGATCTCACGCCGCGCCTCGTCTTCACCCTGTCGGCCGCGACCCGCGAGGAATTGAACAGGGCCTATGAAGGGATTTCCGCCCATCAAGGTATCCGCGTGGCGCGCTCGCTCGGCGCGGGAGACCTTCTCCCGCTGATGGTCGCGATCCACGAGGCGTAGGACCCACAACATAAAACCGGCCGGGGCGGCCAATGTCGCCAAACCTCACCCGCCCCAGCCTCGACCTGCAAACCCCAAACGGAGAATCGCAGATGCATTCCCTTAACACGATGCGCGAGCAGCGCGCATCAAAGGTTGCCGAAATGCGCAGCCTGAGCGAGGCGGCGCAGTCCGCCAACCGCGACCTCGACACTAGCGAGCGCACCCGCTTCGACACCCTCGAAAGCGAGGTGCGCGGCCTTTCCACTCGGATCACCGATGCCGAGAAACTGGCCGAGTTCGAGCGCCTCGAGGAGCGCGGCGAGCAGGTGAGCGGGCCGATCGGGCGCGAGCTGCGCGGCTACTCCGTCGCCAAGGCGCTCACCGAGGGCATGAACGGTCGGCTCTCGGGCCTCGAAGCCGAAATGCACCGCGAGCTGTCGCGGGACCGGAGCGAGACGCGGGGCGTCATGGTGCCCACCGAAGTGCTGTTCGAGCGCCGCGACCTCTCCACCACCACCCCGGCCGATGGCCCCGGATCCAATCTCATCGCCACCCAGCTCGGCTCGCTGACCGACCGCCGCCGCGCCGCGCTCAAGGTGGAGAGCATGGGCGCCACGGTGCTGCGCGGGCTGACCGGCAACCTCGACCTCCCCCGGCTGACCGAGAGCGGTAGTGCCGGCTTCGTGGCCGAGCGCGCCGACGCCACCCGCAGCGACGTGAAGTTCGCCAAGGTGGGCATGACGCCGAAGACGGTGAGCGCCGAATATGCCATCTCGCGCCGGATGATGTTGCAGAGCCAGACGGCGCTTGAGCCGCTCCTGCGCGCCGATCTCGGCTACCTGCTCTCGCAGCGGCTCGACGCCGCCGCCATCATGGGAGGCGGGGCCAACGAGCCCGTCGGCATCCTCGCCGACGCCGATGTGGCATCCCTCACCGCGGCCTCGCTCTCCTCGGACCTGACGGCCGATCTCATCGCGGCGCTGGAACTGGACGACGTGACCGGCACCACCGCGTTTCTCACCCACACTTCCGTGCTGGCCCAGGCGCGCAAGATCAAGGATGGCGACGGCCACGTCATCCCCCTCGCTGAGCTGTTCCACAACCAGCGCGTCGAGGCGTCCACGCAGGTGCCGGCGACCTCGCCCGACCCGCTTGCCTACCCGCTGATCTACGGCGAGTGGGCCAGCCTCTACGTGGGCTACTGGTCGGGCGTGGATATCCTCGTGAACCCGTACCACGCCGACGTGGCCTCCAACGGCGGCGCGCTTCTGCATGCCTTCCTCGACGCCGACGTTGTCGTTCGCCACAAGGAAGGCTTCCGCTGGGCCGAGGTGAACTGATGATCACCCTGATCGAGGCGAAGCAGTACATCCGCATGGACTTCGCTGACGATGACGCGGAAATCGCGGACATGATCGAGGCGGCGGTGCAGCACCTCGCCTCGATCGGAGTGGACGTTACCACCGAGCCCGTTCCAGCCCCGCTCAAACAGGCGGGGTTGATGCTCGTTTCTCACTTCTACGAGGGGCGAGGGGTCATGAACGACGAAGCAAGCAGACTTTCCCCGGCATTCTTCAGGCTGATTGCTCCCTACAGGGAGATCATGCTGTGAGCCAGGAACGCCGCTCCCTTCCCGCCGAGCTGCGTGCCAACGGCCGCCGGCTCGAAGGCTATGCTGCCGTGTTCAATAGCGAGGCGCGCATTGCTGACGCTTGGACCGAGACCATCGCACCCGGCGCCTTCGCCGGCTCGCTCACGTCCGGGCGGGACGTGCTGGCCCTTGTGGACCACGATCCGACCCGCATCCTCGGCCGCACGCGCTCGGGAAGCCTCGCGCTCAGCGAGGACAGCCGAGGGCTTGCCTTCAGGATCGACCTTCCCGACACGCAGTCCGGCCGGGACGTGCTCGCCTTGGCCGAGCGCGGTGACCTCGGCGGCATGAGCTTCGGCTTCACCGCACGAGACGAGCACCGGGACGGCGACCGCCGCGAACTTCGTGCCGTCGATCTGTTCGAAATCTCCGTTGTCGCGGCTTGGCCCGCCTATCCGGACACGCTGGTGCAGGCGCGAGGCCGCCATTGCGCGGGACCGGGGCTGTCCTACGCCGCCCGCACCATCCGCATCATGGAGGCGATGAAATGGGGCTCCTGAGTCGCTTTCTCGGCCGCGAGACGCGCGCCACAACCTCGCTGTCCGATCCCTACTTGGCCGAGTTCTTCGGCCAGGGCGGCGGCGCCCTCAGCTTCGTGGACCCGACCCGAGCCTCCGGCATCGCGGTGGCGCATCGGTGTGTCATGCTGATCGGTGAATTGCTCGCCGGCGTGCCGCTGCACGTCTATCGCCGGGACGAAAAGGGCGGGCGTGATCGCGCCGCCGATCACCCCACCTACCCCGTGCTGCACGACATGCCGAACGAGATGCAGACGGCCTTCGACTTCAGGCTGGCCCTTGTGCTCGATGTGCTTCTGGCCGGCAACGCCTACGCGGAGATCATCCGCAACGGGCGCGGCCAGGTAGTCGGCCTCCGCCGGATCGATGCGGCGAGCATCTCAGTGGAGCGCCTGCGCAACGGCCGACTTCGCTACACCGAGGCCGGCGCGCCCGCGAAGGTGTTCCTGCAGGATGAGATACTGCACATCCGCTACCGCCTCGCTCGCGACGGGGTTATGGGACTGTCCCCGATCCAGATCGGGAGGGAGACCTTCAATCTCGCACTCACCCAGGGCGACACGGCCGCCAAGCAGGCCGCGAAGGGCTTCCGGCCGGAGGGCGCCGTGGTGTTCGCGCAGTCGATCAATCCGACACAGAAGGTGGAGGTTCTGGACAAGCTGCGCCAGAAGATCGAGCGGAACGACAGCACCAGCGGCATCATGGTTCTGGACGGCGGCGCCGATTGGAAGCCCTTCGCCTTCAGCTCGAAGGATGCGGAGTTCCTCGAAAGCCGGAAGCTGACGGCCCTCGATATCTGCCGCGTCTATGGAGTTCCGCCGAGCGCGGCCGGCATCACCGATAACGCGACCTACAGCAACATCGGAGAGGAGAGCCGGGCTCTCGTGCAGCGGTGCCTCGCGCCGATGGCGAAGCGGATCGAGCAGGCCATGAACATGGCCCTCCTCACCGCCGAGAGCCGCAAGGTGTTCTTCGTGGAGCACGATCTTGCCGGCTTGCTCCGTGGTGACCTCGCAGCCCGCTACAGCGCCTACCGCGTCGGCCGGGATGGGGGATGGCTTTCCGCGAACGAAATCCGGAGGATGGAGAACCTCCCCGAGATCGATGGTGGCGACGAGTTCCTGTCGCCCCTCAATATGCAGGCCGTCGGCCAGGTGGAGGGCGAGTGATGGCGAAGGCCCATTTCACCCAAGCCGATATCAAGCGCGCCCTCAAGGTTGCCCACGACGTGGGGCTTAACGTCGCCGGATACCGCATCGAGCCGGATGGAAGCATTCAAGTCATGACGGCGGAAGCTGCCGAAAGTGCGGCAGATCGCGCCTTGGCCGTCTGGGAGAAGTCGAATGCCCCGCGCTAAGCTGAAGGGCGTCAACACGGTGAAGAAGCGGCTCTCGGATGGCACCGTGCGCCGCTACTACTACCATCGAGCCTCCGGCACCCCCCTGCCCTCGGACCCGAATTCCCGCGAGTTCCTGCTCGCCTACGCCGAGGCGGAGAAGGCGCGGCCGAAGGATGCAGGCACCATCGCAGCCCTGATCCGCAGCTACTCGCTGAGCCTCAAGTTCGAGCGGCTGGCGACGAGCACCCAGAAGGAATACCGCCGCATCCTGACGAAGCTGGAAGATCGCTTCGGCACGATGCCGATTGCCGCCCTCGCGTCACCCAAGGTGCGCCGGATCTTCCTCGACTATCACGAGGAGATCGGCAGAGAGCACCCGCGCGAGGCCGACAATCGGATGACCCTGCTCCAGGTCGTCTTCAACTACGCAATCTCCCGGGGCGAGCTGCGCGACAACCCGATTGTGGGCTTGGAGCGCCTTCACCGGGCCGACCGGGCCGAATTCGTCTGGACCGAGCGGGACGTGACCGGCTTCATGAAGGACGCGCCCGCAGAGCTGCAACAGGCGCTGGTGCTCGCCATCTGCACCGGCCAGCGCTACGGCGACCTGATCCGCCTCCGCTGGGCCGACTATGACGGCAACGCCATCACCCTGCGCCAGCGCAAGACGGGCGCCCGCGTCAATGTGCGCTGCCTGCCCACGCTGCGCGCCATGCTCGACGGCATGCCGAAGCGCGGCCCCTTCATCCTCACCCGGCCTGATGGCCGCCCGTGGTTCACCGAGAAGAACGACAAAGCGCTTTCGAAGGCATGGCGCGAGCACGCCCGCGCGGCGGGAATCACCGAGCTGCATTTTCATGACCTGCGCGGCACGGCGGTGACCACGATGAACGAAGCCGGCCTCACGCCGCAGCAGATTGCTTCGGTGACCGGCCACACCTTCAAGTCGGTGCTCACGATCCTTGAACGCTACAGCGCGAGGACGCAGCGGCTCAGTGATGCGGCGATGCTGGCTTGGGAGAACGCTCAGGCAACGGGTTTTGCAAACCCGTTGCAAACCACCCCCCTGACCGCCGAGGCGGTCTGGAAAAAAGAGGAGTGATTGCAAGGTGGTAAATGGTGCACCCGGAGCGATTCGAACGCCCGACCCCCAGATTCGTAGTCTGGTGCTCTATCCAGCTGAGCTACGGGTGCGCTGTGCGGCGTTATCTATCGGGCGACTCGGGGGTATGCAAGAGCGAATTTCGCGGGGAGGTGACAGTTTTTTCTCCCTCCCCCGGAAGCGCGTGCGCACCGGGCAGGTAGATGCGGAAACGCGTGCCCTCGGTGGAGGTGTCGAGCAGCTCGAGACGGCCGCCGTGGCCGCGCACCAGCTCGGCCGCGATGGCGAGGCCCAGCCCGCTGCCGCCCCGGCGGCCCGAACCGCGGAAGGGCTGGAAGAGATTCTCCAGCGCCGAGGTGGGCAGGCCCGGGCCGTCGTCGGCCACGATCACCTCCACGCCCCCCTCCACCGCAACGGCGCTGACGCAGATGATGCCGCCGCCCGCGACGTTCTCCAGCGCCTCGCGCGCGTTGCGCATCAGGTTGCCCAGCACGCGGAAGAGCTGGTCGGGGTCGGCCTCGCAGACCAGCCCCTCGGGCACATCGTTGCGCAGGCAGATGCCGGAATTCTGCGCGCCCAGCAGCTCGCCCTCGCCGATGTCGTCGACGAAGGGGCGCAGCAGCACGCGGCGCGGCTCGGGCGGCGGCTCCTCGGTGCGGCCGAAGTCGAGCGTGCGCTCGCACAGGTTGATCGCCCGGTCGAGCGAGGCCACCAGCTTGGGCGCCACGCGCTTCACCCTGGGGTCGCGGCTCATGTCGATGCGGTCGACCAGAAGCTGGGCGGTGGTGAGCATGTTGCGCAGGTCGTGGCTGATTCGCGCCACGGCGCCGCCGAGCTGGGCCAGCCGCTCCTTCTGCTTCAGCGCCGAGTTGAGCCGCGCCTGCATGTCCTGCAGCGCGTGCTCGGCCTCCGAGAGCTCGCGCATGCGCGAGGAGGGGCGGATGATGCGGCGCGGGTCCTCCGGCGCCTCCTGGAAGCGCGACATGTTGTGCGCCACGCGCTGGATGGGCCGGGTGATGAAGCGGCGCAGCGCGAGGAACAGCAGCACGGCGGCCACGGTGGAGATGGCGAGCGAGAGCGCCGCGATCCCCTGGCCGTGGGCGATGAGCTCGGCGCGCAGCGGGTCCTCGGGCAGCGTGACCTCGATGACCATGCCGCCGCCCTTCACCGGCGGGCCGATCACCCGGATGATGCGGCCGGGAGGCGCGAGCAGGCAGCGCACCGCGTCGCTGAGCAGGGTGAATTCGCTCGCCTCGCGCAGGTCGAAGGTCTCGTCCACCGCGCCGGAGAAGGGCGAGGACAGCACCAGCTCGCGGCGCTGGTCGCGCTGCAGCACGATGTTGAGCACGCCGGCGTTGTCGAGCAGCTCGGCCTCGAGATCGGGTTCGACCATGTCGTCGGGCGTGGCGAGCAGCGCGAGCGAGGCGATCTGCGCCCGTTCCAGGTGCTCGCGCAGGTATTCAACCCGGAAGCGCGACACCGCGGGCACCAGAATCATGACCTCCGCCAGGAGGACGAACAGTGTCGTCAGGAGAATGAGACGCCCGGAGAGGGTATTGAGAAGCAT